CTGGGTTCACCAGGGGAGGCAGTGCTCGAGCGGGCAGCGGGCGAGGCCCGCGATGACGCGATCGAGGATGTGGAGTATGGCCAGGACGGCCAGGGCGAAGGCGACGGCGCGGGCGATGTCGCGAGGGCCGAGGGCGATCATTGGGCCGCGTACCTGGGCGTGAGAGGCTTGCGGCGCGGGCGGGGCTGGGTGGCTTCGCGGACGGGCACGCCGGCGCGGGTACAGTCATCGCACCAGACCTGGCCGGCGCGGGTGGTCCAGCCCACGGGGAGCTGGCCATCGGCAGCGGTGTGATGATTGCCGCAGCGGCATTCGAAGAGGGCAGGGGCGAGGCGTTGGGCAGTCGACATGGGCAATCTCCGGTTCAGCTGGTGAGGATCGCCAGGCAGTGCGCCCTGGCAGCGGTGAGCCACCGGCGCGGGCCGGCGAGGATGGGAAAGCGGGCGGGCCTGGGCGATGCGGCCGGGCGGCAGGCGCGGCAGGGGCAGGCCATGGGGTGAAGGTCACGCGGCACGGCGGGCCTCCTGTTCGGCGGCGATGAGCTGGCGCAGCACGAAGGTTTGCGCGCGGCAGGCGCGGGTGCGGCGGCCGGGTTCGAGGTGCCAAGCCATGGCAATGACCCATTCGGCCTGGGCGGCCAGCTCGGCCGAGAAGCCGCGATCTTCGCGGGCGATCTCGGCAATGGTGGCGATGCTTTGGTCGAGAGCCTCGCGCATGGCGGGGATCTGTTCCGCCTCGGCCGGGGCACCTTCGCCGGTCGCCATCCAGTGCCATTCTGCGGCCAGCGCCTCGAACACCGCGATCTGGGCCTCGGCATCGGCGGCAGACATACGGCCCTTGGTCACCAGCTGGGGAAAGCGGGTGCGGCGGGTTTCCAGCATGCGCTGGGCCATCTGCCGGATTTCCGCATAATCGAACGCGGCTGCGGGCGGCTCGGGGCTCTGGATGCCGTGCCAGACCCGGAATTCCTGTTCGGCGCCGGTCATATGATGCGCTCCGCCTTGGCGGGCTGCTCGAACACCCAGCATCCGACGATGTGGTTGACGGGGTTGTTGACCTTCTTGCGGTCGACAAACTTGCGGCTCTTGCTGCCGCGCAGCACCTTTTTGAGCAGGTCGAGATTGGGGGCGGAGAGGCCGGCGTTGCGGCATCGCGATTCGAACTCGGGGAGCTGGATGGCAAAGAGCCGATCCTTGTCGCGCGCCTGGTTGAGCGACTTGCCCTCGCCGTGGTCCTCGGGCTTTTCGCGGGCGAGGAGGTATTCGACCTTTTCCCAGAAATCGGCGACGGCGGGATGATCGCCGCCGGCACTCAACTGGCGGTCGAGCGCGAGGGTCTCGATCAGCGAGAGGGTTTCGGCCACCCATTCCTGGCGAATGGCGGGGAACAGCGCAGGCAGGGTTTCCACCGCTGCGGCAAGCTGGCGATGGTTCTTGATGACGCGGTCGTTGTGGAGGCCCTCCACCCGGTTGCGCATGTCGCGTTCATGGAATTCCGACCGCTCGAAATAGCGCTCGAGCCACTTGGCCTCGTGGCGGACGACGTGGACGATGGTGCCGGAAATCTGCTCCATCGGCCATTGTTCGAGCCGGATCGCGGCAGCGCGGGTGGCTTCGTTGCGCCCGCCCTTGTCGATGGACATGGACATGAGGCGCTCGAGCACGGCGGGGATCGCGTCGATCCGCTCGTTCTGGACCAGGTAGATCGTGCCCAGGAACGGCGGTTCGCTGGTTTCGACACCGTTGCTCTTTTGGCCGGTGCCGCGCGGCGACCGGCCGTTGAACAGCACCAGCAATTCGTTGTGGTCGAACTGCCGCCCACCAGTGCGCTTTTCGTCGTTCCGGCCGCTTTCGATCAGGCCGACCGGCAGGTTGGCCACCTTGATCAGACTGCGCGCGATGAAGGCGGGGGTAGCCTTGTTGGGATCGAACCCTTCGTATCCGCTGCGGCCGAGCAGCTTCCACAGGAACTCGATCAGGGTGGATTTGCCCGAGCCGGGCTGGCCGGTGATCTCGAGGAAGCCAATGGACTTTTCGCGCTGGCGGATCTGCACCGCGAAAAGCGACATGACGAAGAAGGCCAGGCCGACCATGGCCTTTGGCCCCCAGGCGGCCCACAGATCGGGCACCCAAGCAAGGTCGAGGCGCTCCGGGTCATATTCGATGTCGAGCAGGCGTTCGTTGCTGCGCGGCTTGACCGCCGCCTTGCCGAAATCGAAATAGGCCTCGCGGTTGATCTCCACCACGCGGCCTTCGCGCACGGCCAGATCGCCCAGCAGCCAGGCGCGGTGGGCGGCGGAATAGCCGGTGAAATAGATCGGCTCGACCACCTTCAGGTTGCGGGTCTGCGCCCGCATCATCCGGTCGAGCTGCTCGCCGCTGCCGCTCCACATGCCGGCGAAGGCCATCATGCGCTTCTTGAACTCGCCACTGTTGGCGCAGGCGGCCGAGGAGAACCGGGCCTTCACGGGCCGGTCCTCGAACGGGAAATCGATGTGCAGGAAGTAGGAGGTTTCGTCCGCGATCTCGTCTCGTTCGCGGTAGAGCAGGCGGAAGGCGCAGTTGGCGATTTCCTCGACCACGATGCGGCGCTTCTGGGTCTCGTCGTCGAACGAGACCTTGCAGGACCACAGCCGGTTCTTGTGCCGGAATTCGAACGAGGAAACCGCCTGCTTGTGGTCTGCGATCAGGCGGGCCTTGTCGCGGGCCGTCTCGGCGATCGTGATCGCGCCGTTGTAGACATATTGCGCGAACGCCCAGTCGGAGAGCGGGGCCTTTTCCTTGTCGCCCGCCCAGTCGAGGTGTTCCTTGAGAAGGTCGTTCCAGTCCTTCTTGGTGCCCTCGCCATCGGGGCGCACCTGCATGGCGCTGGCGTCCCAGCCTTCGGCCGTGGCGCGTTTGACGTATTTGATGGTGTATTCGACGCCGGCGCGGCCGACGTCGAAGGCGAAGACGAGGCGGGGGCGCGTGGTGCGCTTGATGCGCTCCAGCTCGGCGCGCAGATCGGCCAGGAACAGTTCGGGCCAGTTGTTGGTGGACATGGCCGATACCGCCACCTTGCGCACCTGGCACAGGGCGGTGGCGTCAAAGATGCCCTCGGTGATCAGGATCTCTTCCGCCTTGGCGATCTCTTCCATCGAGAGGCGCGGCGGAATCCAGCAGTGGCCCTTGTAGGTGCCGCCCTTGCGGAAATGGGCCTTTTTCTCAAACCGCCCGGGGCGGTCGATCAGGCGCTCCCAATAGGTGTCGCCCACGGCAAAACGGACGGTGGCCGAGGTGTGGCCCGTCTTGTGATCGCGGTAGAGTTCCTGGGTGTAGCTGCCGCGCAGGAGGCGCAGATCGAGGCACCGCTCGTGCTGTAGATAGGCATCGGCGGTGGCGGTGGGGTTTTCCTCGGTTTCGGGGAAGCGCTTGGACCAATCCTCGAACAGATCGGGCAGGGCATCGCGCACGGTGATTTCCCACCCGCAGCGGTCCTGGCGGCCGCACCGCACGATCTTGGGATCCTTGGCCGCGCAGAAGGCTTCGCGCTTGCCGCAGGCCGGGCAGGTGCCTTCTTGCAGCCACGAACCCTTGGTTTTGCGGAACTGGTATTGGGCCTGGAGGCCCTTCAAGATTTCGGCTTCGAGGTTCACGCGGCGCGGCCCTCGATCAGCTGGCAGGTGCGCAGCACGAGGTCACGGCCAGCGGGAGTGAGGGCAAATCTGGCGCTGCTTTGGCGCATTGGCTCGCGGGTCAGCTTTTGCAGCGCGCGCTTCCAGGCGGCATCGGTGTATGTCACCAGCCCCTCGCCCTCGCCGAAGGGTGCGCCCTCGATGTCGACATAGGCGGCAGGCGCCCAAAACTGCAGTTCGGCAAAGCCGGCGACCGATGCGAGAAAGGCCCGCTCCGCCGCGTTAAGGGCTGGGGCGGTGAGGCGCAGAGCGTGGTCAAAGGAAATCCTGCCCGATGTGGGCAGGGCGGGTTGACTGGTGGCGCGGTGTGCGCTGGGCATAGGTCCCCCTCCGGCGGAATCGCCGTTGAAAAAGTTCTCGGTCGTTTGGGTGCTGGCGGGCGGGTGCCCGGCCGGATCAGCCGGTGAACATGCTCATCTGGCTATCATCCTCGCCCTTTTCCGGCGGCATGACGTGGGGCACCTGGTCGCGCGGGCAGACTTTCAAATCGAGGTCTGGTCGGTCGATCAGGCCAGGGTTGAAGCTGTGCACGAAGGTCAGCTCGTTGAGCCAGGTGTGGCCGCAGCCGGTGTTGGTACAGTGGCAGTGCAGGTGTTTCACCGTGGCGGTGATCCGCTCGCTGCGGCGAACGAAGCCGGGCGCCTCGCACTTGGGGCACAGCACGAAGGCGCGGTTCGCCTGGGTGCCGCCCGATCGCATGCGGAATTCCAGCGGCGCATGGATCA